ATACTTGAATAAGTGTAACTCAATTAACTCCTTTATAATATCATTTCTCCAAGCTTTTGTAAATATCAGTATCTTTGTATTTGCCATATATGAAGCCCAATTACCTATCCTATAAACATCACTGGCATCAATAAAAGGTTCTCCCCTTGAACACAATCTTATTCTATCTGTGCTATGTCTTTTATACAACAAAGTATTATATATATCTTCTCCAGATGCATGTTGCCAAAATTCTTCATTCTTTTTATCTCTGCCATACATACGTTTACTAAATACATTATACATTTTATTGTTATAGCAGTGTGCTCTACAAAAAGATGTTGAGTATATGCACGTATCTTTTCCTCTATCAAGTGTGAATAAGCCAATATCTTTATTAAATCTGAACATTTAAAAATGCTCCATTTTATAATCATATATAATTATAATGTTAGATCAAATGTTAAGTCAAATTATTTATAGCTATTAATCCATTCTTATCCTTAAGAACCTTGGATTTCTAAGCTTACCATCCTTAGTCTTCTCCTGATATGCAACTTCTACAGTCTTACCTATAATAGACTTTGGATTTTTCCAGTATTTGGCTCTCTCTTCATCAGTAAAGCCAGTGCCAACTTTCATAGTATCTCCACTTGGTAGTTTAATCACAACACCACCAAGCATATCTTTATACTTACCAGTGCCTTCAAAGACATCTATAACTTTGAATTCATCTGACAATATATTCTTTACTTTAAGCCAATCTGGAGTTCTTCTAAACTTATAAGGTGTATCAATTCTTTTTAGCATAATACCTTCAAGACCATTCTCAATTTCTTTTTTATATATATCTAGTGCTTGATCTATATCCTTTATCTTGTGATATTTGACTTTCTTGACATGCTTGGTATTGGATAATAGTTTATCCAATAACTTCTTACGTTCTTCAAGTGTGGCATCATATGACTTCTTTTCAAAATTATCAATTGGAATGATATCAAATACATAGAATACTAAATTTGGATTATCTTTCTTGGTTACTCTTGTTCTTGTAGTAGAAACTGTTTCATTCCAATCTTTACCATATATCTCACCATCTAACGCATATCCTTTTAACTTGCCTGCCTGTTTCTTGATATCTTCTTCTATATAATCTATATTATATACTTTATTGCCATATCTTGTTACAAATCTAATATCATCTTTGCTATATATAAAACAGGCTACCCTTATTCCATCATATTTAGGTTCCACTATATAATCTTCTGGAAAGCTAGATAGATGACCTACATGTTTAGTAAGTTTTTCTGTATCATATGCAAGTTGCAGTCCTATGTCCTTCATCAAAATTAAGGCGTGGAGACCCCAACTTCTTTAAGTTGGGGAGGAAACGCCTTCCCTCCTTTCCCATAATAATGTTTTTCTTTTACTCAATAGTTTTAAATCTTTGTAACTTGCTGACCTGTGAACTACAGTTCCATCAAGTTTTCTTAAATCAAAATATCCGCTACTTCTTCTACCAAATATAAAACATTCTTGCCCTTTGTATTTTACTTTGTCAAATAACCTAAAACCTTTTACTAAATAAGGAGCTTGATTTAATTTTCTTATTCCACCTTTTAATGTTTTAGCTTTGTGTATTTGTCTATTATGCTTTCTTACTTGTTTGATATAATACCAATAATCTAATTGTTTTGCTTTTGGATTACCGCTAATACACAGAGCATCTATTCTGTGTGATTTGGGTAACTTATGAGTGATTCTGGTGTTTTTTGTTATATATCCATAAGTTAATTCTACATTTGGATAGATATTTTTTAATCTGTTATAAAACATCCATCTCATAATACCCATAAATGCAGTATCTCTAAAACTTTGCCCTCTTTTTAATTTAACATTCAGTTCTCCTTTGTGATGTTTGTTGTGACAGGTTTCACACAAAGTTATGAGGTTGTTAGGTGCATTTCCACCTGTTTGCCTACTTTCTATATGATGAACATTTAACCTGTTGTCTTTGTTCTTACCTTTACAAATTTGACAAGTATGATTATCTCTCCAAAGAACATATTCTCTTACATTCCAAAATCCTAACTGTTCACCTTGTTGATATTCTACGCCTTTTATATTAGGATTTTTAATCTTTTGTATATCAAAGGAAGCTACTTCTGTAATTATTTTAGTTATAGGCAATATCTTATGAACTTTTTCTACTATTTTCAAATGTGTTTGTATTTTGTTTTCAATAGAAGGTGCTAACCAACCTTTATTTTTACTTCGTACTCTATTTGAAAATCGTGGCTTTCTATATCTTGTTTTTCTATATCTCCTACTTCTACGATACTGCCTACGTTCTGATAATAATTGCACTATATCGTTTCTTAATTCTACTTCTGCTGAAAATAGCTCTTGCTTTTCTGTTGTAGCAGACACTCCAATAAATTTACTTCCTGCATCTATACCTAATGTAATAGGCTGTTTGTATCCACTACTACCATAAATAAGTTGAATTGTGAACGGTTCTCTTTGTGTTATTTTTGCTTTGCCTTGCTTTAAAAGTTTTCTGGCTTTTGATGGTTTACAAGGCATTAAAGGCTTACCATGCTTATTTAAAACGTATACTAACATAAAGTATACCTCCTTTTGGAGTAATGTCTCCTTCCCCAATGTTATATAGGCTTTTTACACTTAACTCACTATCCCTACCTCACAGGATTGTTTAAAGTTAAGCAACAGAGCTACGAGTTAGGAGAAACGCCCGTAGGTGTTATGACCTATATAACGTAGTCCTCGAAGGACTTAGGGTAGTCAACTTGAGCTTTTACAAGCTCCACCCTCTATAGGATGGGGTAGTTGACTTATATTCCTCCTTTATATATTCATAATACTTAAATGGTATTGATCTACCATCAATAGTGTAATAGAGTTCATTATTTGATAAAGCAGCAACAATGTATTCTTTGGATGTAATATAATCATATTCATCCATTAAGCGTTTAAGATAATAATCTGTAATATCTTCTTCAAATGAATCTCTGATTGCATTATAATCATCTTGTGCTTCATCAGAATCAAGATCATTAATATGATTATAATAATACTTTGCCAAAACTAGTTCATAATAATCAGCTAGTTCTAACAACTTATCTGGTGCTGAAACAAGTCTTCTTATTTCTTTTACACACTCCTCTGGATCTTCTTCAAGTTCTGCTTTAATTGATCTTCTTCTGTCAACATCAAATTCTTTTATGATCAATCCAAACATTTCTTTGGCTTCATCAAGTATAGGTACATACCAATCATTGTCTATCATGTCGTAACCATACTGCTCAATAACATGTTCCTGTGTATCTTCATCTAGCTCATTAAATGTATATACTGGCATATTTAACATCATCATTATTATTAACCTCCTTTTGTTATTAGGAAGGAGCAGAAAACATCTGCTCCTTCTTTTCATAGATTATTAGATTACACTCTCAATATTTGAATCAAGCATATAATCTGCTTCAATCTCAACATCTGGATACTTTTCACAAAGTGCTTTTACTATTTCAGTTGGAGGACCCCATGCTGTTTCAAATCTAATAACTAATTCATCATCATCAAGTTCAACTTTAGAATCTATAGCATCCCATTTTGTACCCCAATTATCCATACGCCACGTATACCAATCTACAATCCTAATCTTTGGTTCATACTCAACAGAAGAATATTTTTTAATAAATTCTGCTTTAGTCATATCTACGAAAGATAGGATGCTATCATCACTATAACTTAATATTGCTGGATCTCTTAAAATGATTTTAATTTCTTCTGGATCTGTTATATTATTGATATTTATATATGCTTCAAATGCTCTTAAAGCTCCACTTGATGTATCATCAACCAAGACATTATAATCCTGTGGTATCACCTTGGAGAATGTAAATATGGGTTCATCAAATGAATTGATAGTTATTTCTTTTACAATCTGTTTAAGTCTCTCATTTGGCCCATATATCCTTATTGAATTGTAACACCAATCAGACATATTATTAGTCCTCCTTAAATTATAATGATGACTCTTGAACTGGCTTATCTTTAACCTTGGACACAAGTCTCTTTAATCTCTTGGTATCAAAATATGTTTTAGCATGTGGTTCAATCTCTTTATATGCTCTTCCTTTTTTCATAGAATATACCACATGCATCAACCTCAATACCTTTCTATTATCTTCAACTTGTTTTTGCAAGTCTGATGCTATAGGAATATCAATTCTACACAAACTCTTTGATATCTTC